AAAAGGTAGAAATAAAGTATTGGTATGTCCTTCATCTCCTACGGTAACTTTTCATATTAACGGCATATCACAACAAGAATGGATTGACCAAGTTGTTGCACAATTAAAAGAACATACTGATAGAGAAATAGTTGTAAGAAATAAACCAAGACCAGGTAATCAATGGTTTGGTACAGATATAAAAGATGATTTAAAAGATACTCATGCTTTGGTAACTAATATGTCATTATCAGCTATTGACGCTATTATGAATATGGTGCCGGCATTTACACATCAAAGAAATGTTGCCTCACAGGTAACAAGTAGAGATATAAGAAAAATTGAAAAACCTTTTAAACCAGGTGTAAAAACAATGAGAGAGTGGATGATGGTTATGTCTGAACACCAATTTACTCTTAACGAAATCGGAAGTGGAGTAGCCTATGAAGCTCTCAAAAGACAGTATGAAAATAAGGTATTATAAAGATTTAAAAGGTGCAAGATGGCTAGGTTTTGGACTTGCTATGATAAGTGTTTACATCTTATCAAGTGCCAACATTGCGACACAATGGGTTGGTTGGACTTTTAGTATTATCGCCTGTGTCATGTGGGTGTATTTTGGTTGGAAAGATAAAGACTGGCCAAGAATGTTAATGGAATTTATGTATTTAATAATGAGTATGAGGGCGGTATACAATTGGTTGATTATATGACAAATTTAAAAGGACCTTTTAAGAACTTTGCTTGTGTCTGTTATGGTGACAAGTATTCTTTAGAGTATGTTCAAAAGCTGTACAATATGGTACAGAGAAACACCACATATCTACATAACTTTTATTGTTTTACTGACCATGTAAAGGCAGAAAAACTATTAGAAGGACATATAAATGTAAGACAGTTTCCTTTACATGACCTACAAGGTTGGTGGAACAAAATGCAACTATTTCATCCTGATAATGGTTTAACTGGTGATACCTTATACATGGATTTAGATGTGGTAATTACAGGTAACATAGATTGTTTTTTTGAACACGAATCAAAGGCTGACTTTGTTGGTATGAATGACTTTAATCCACAGACCAAGATATTCAACTCCAGCGTGTTTAGATTTAATAAAGAACCTATGACTAGAAAACTATGGAAACCGTTTATTGAAAACAGACCGAGCTGGCTTAGAATGGCAGGTGACCAGAATGTCATATCAGACATCATATTAAAACATGATGAAACCAGGTCATTTCCAGACGCATGGACACAATCGTACAAATGGTATGATAGAAGTGGTACCAGATATCACAAAGGCAAGTGGACTTTCGAACATAATGGCGAATCGTTGGTAACCGTGTTTCACGGACAGCCTAATCCACATGAATCCGAGCAGGAATGGGTCAAAAACGCTTGGAAATAACACTTTCTTAGCTGTGCAGGTTGTCGCACCACCTAAAACCTAGACCTGGTCTCAAAAAATAATTCAAAAAAAGCGCCAAAAAGTGAAAAAAGTGCTTGCTTTTACTGTGGAACTAGTGTAGGATATGTGTATATGATAAAGAATTACACAGTAAAAAAGAATGAAATACTTAAAAAAAGATTTGAAAAAAAGGTTGCCAAATGCAAAAAATATCTGTATAATAACCTTATTGATTTACTAATGAATAACTTAAACACTAACAAAGGAGAAAAACACTATGTCTAAAGTCAAAAACTACTATTGGGACCAAGCTGAGAAAGCTGTTGATAAAATCCTAATCGAACTAAAAAACAATGCTATCACAAAAGAAGCTGCTAAAGCAAAAATTATGGCTGTTGAAGCAGTTAACTTGTTAGATATTGATGAACACAATGTTGATGAAGTAATCGACATGGAAATGGAAATGGCATAGTGAATTTTGATAGTAATTTAAAATCTCCTATCTCAGAAGCAACAAATATTTTGATGAACTATAAAATATCACCACACGCTTTAAAAAATATTAAAGATGTTAATTATTATAGAAATCAAATGTTAGTAGTTTTAAATGAAAGAATTATTAAATCTAAAACTTTAAAAGATGTTGCTCATATGTTAAATTTAAAACATTCCGAAAGAGTTAGACAAATAGAGGCAAGAGTAAAACACATATTAAAAAAAGGACTAAAATAATGACACTATTAGAACACATCAAAAATATTAACGCTAAGTCTAAAGCATGGATGGCTAAAAATCCAGGTTCGTGGGCAGGCATGGTTGTAGAAGATATTAAATTCTGGAACGACCAAGGTATTTTTACTGTTGAAGATTATGAAAGAAGTAATCTTGAAATAAGTGTTTATGAAATGCACAAACAAGCATACGGTGTAAAAGGTAGACATTATAACTTTAAAGCAATGTCAACAAAAGAATTAGAAGAAGAATTAGACCACCTTTGTGATGTAGCAAAGCGTGAAGCCGAGATTGAAAAAAGGCAAGAAGAAGATAATCTAAAAGCCTTTGAAAGTAGAATTGATGAAGCACTTTCTGTTGGTGCAGAAAATAGAGAAGCTGCGATAAAATGGATATTACAAGCGGAGGGGCTTGACAAAGAACAAGATTCAGGTTATATTTGTTATACACTTGGTCTTAGTTATGACAAAGAACATTTATTTAAAACAAAACACTAACAAAAGGATACATTATGATAATTAATTTAGGTGATACAATAGAAGACATGAAAGGCAGACAAGGTGTCATTACAAATATCGGTATTGCAACCGAAGTAAATGATATAGCTGCTGAGAATAATACAAGTTTGAACGCAAAGACTTATGATACAAAACTAGGTTACACAGGTGCAATCACTTTTGGTTCCAACTGGTGCTATTTTTCACAGATTGATAAAGTAATAAAAACAAATGATTTTGAAGAATCAGCAACAGACTGGATAGATAGTTAATATGATGAAATATAATGAAGATAAAATACTAAAAGAAATTGAAACATATATTAAAAGTACCTACGGACAACACTACGCTCAAGTCAAAGAAGGCGTACAAGTACAAGACTTATTGAGGTCTTGTGGCATAGACAAAGATTTCTGTCAAGCCAATGCAATCAAATACCTTGCAAGGTTTGGTAAAAAAGATGGTAGGAATAGAAAAGACCTACTTAAAGCGGTACACTATGTTGTACTATTAATGAATTCAGAGGACCAAGGAGAAAAAAAATGATTGAAGTCCTGAACCACATTGATGATATTAAAAAGATTCGCAGTATGATTTTGAATGGTAGTTATGACCAGGCAGTCAAACAATGTGATGTAAGTATAGCCCATAACGAGAAGAAAGTATCAGAGTTTGAGAAGTGGGCTGAAGAAGAAAGTAAGAAAGATGTACTTCCAGAGGGGGTAGGATAGTACACGAAGGCTTCGATTCGCCTCTCCTGGCGCATCCTGGCAGCTTTTCTGGCGAGAAAAGTCAACAAAAACACGCTTTTTTTAAGGCTTGCCATTTCCAGACGGTTATGGTATAGTATGTGAATATTAATTGAGAAAGGATTATATTATGGCGTTTTATTCAAAACACACACTTTTTGCAGAGTTTGATGTTGCAAAAAGTAAAGACACTAAGAACAAGAAAGAGATATACGACAATCGTATTCAATTTTGTAGAGACCACATTGAGTTGAGAAACAATAAACCTCAATATTACGAGGGTGTTGATGTCAACTTCTCTAATTTGTTGTCTGCTTATCTACAAGAAAATCCAATTGACGCATTTTACAAAGTTGGATTTGATAAGACATATGCTGAAGTAAAGGCAATGTCAGAGGCAGAAACTCCAGAAAACAAGAGTGTAAATTAATGGCGATTATCTATACGAATCAATCTAGTGGTTACTCACGCAAGAATAAAAAGAAAATGAATAGTCTATCGGCTAATCAACTTGCTGAGTATAAAGAAGACCTACGAAAACACAACAAACATTACAAATCAAAAGGTTTGCATAGTATGTTGATGACACTAGATGATTATATCAAGTATAGATTTGGTGCATTACCAAAAGTAAAAACAAAATCCGTTCCACTACAGAGTGTTCCTTATACAAGAGAAACACCAAACTACCCTAGTTTATCAAACAGTACAAACTTAGGTGGTGGTACGATTGATGTAAAAACACAGATGGAAAGAATTGAAGTATCTAAACAATACTCTATTGTTCCAGCTTACAACAAAGGTCCTTACATGGTAGTTAGTAAAGATGACCTTAAAACAGCAGGAAGGAAAGTATGAGTAAAGTAAAAGAATTTATCGTATTGTCGGTAGCTTGTTTAATTTTCATGTTGATTACAGGTGTTGCTAAGGCAAATCCAGTAACAGAATGGTTTAAGACAGAGTGGGTCAAAACGGTAGAATTTCAAAAGTCTAGTTTTGCAGACGCTAAAGACCAAACTGAAAATACAAAGTTAAAGTTACAAGACTTGTGGAATAAGGTGAAAGACAATGTTACACAAGATTAGTGATTTTTGCAATAAGATTGACTCAATCAAAAAAATGTCAGACGACCTTAGGATTACAAAGTATCAGTATCCTAAGTCGCCTGATAGAGATTTTAGAGTACAGAATTTAATTGATACTATTCAAGCAGATTGTTTGTTAATTGCAAATGATAAATCAGATTATGGAAAAGAAAAAGATAAAGATGGTGATTATGGCGATTATAGTGGTATTGACCACAACGGCATGCTCAACAATCAAAAAAAATGAAGAAGGCAAATATGAAATCAATCCAATCGGTACTATTATTAGGACTCTCATTGGTGTTCCTGACCAATTGCAGTTCGGTAAATAGAACACATGTTGGTGCCGCTTCAGGTGGTGTGACAGGTATTGCAAGTTGTGTAGCTATGGGTGCTTCAGACCCTTATGTGACAGGTGCCTGTGCTATTATGGGTGGATT